AATCTATTTTTAAATGCTTTATCACCATATCTTTGAGCATATCTTTGTTGAACAGGTTTAGAAACTCTTCTTCCATATCTATCAAGTCCCCTAGGAATAATTCCTCCCCTATTAAATAATCTACTTGCACCAGCCTTTATTAATCCAGGACCCAACAACAATCCACCAGCAACTAATGCTGGACCCAGTGCTTCAAAAGGTTTACCCTTTCCAATTTTACTTGCTGCATTAAATGCTGCTAATGCTGCTATAGATTTAAATGGATCAGATGCACCAGAAGTAAATAAATTACCTACATATTTTTTAATTTCTAAAGGTTTAATTTTTACTCTTTGTTTTTTAGAAAGTTTTTTATCATTTTCTCCGTAAATAGAATCTAACCTTCTTTTATATCTTCTCAATATTGAAAGTTGAGTTCTTTTTTGATATGAACCTTTCTCAAAAGTTTTGCGTAATTTAACAGAGGCAAGTTTTATTTTAGAAGAAATCTTTACTAGATTTTCTACATTAGAAACTCTAGCTATAATTTTTGGTTTTGGTTTGGTATTTAAAAGTTTTTGAGTATCCATCTATCAAACAATTTGATATATTAGTTTAGAATACATAGTCAAAAAGTTTTCAGAATAAGAAGTTTCAAATGCAGGAACTATACTATTTCCACCAGAATTGGAAGATGTTGGAGATGAAGGTTGAGATTGTGAAATAGGAGTAACAACAACTGATGGGGCAGGAGATGGTGGAGTAATGGTTATATTTTGATATTCCCTCCTTGGTGCTGGCTGAGTAGATGGTAGCAAAACAGGAGCTGATGGAACTGTTCCAGTAGTTCTAAGTGCTCCAGGTCTAGATGTTTGATCTGCCAAATATATTTGAAGACCTTTAGCATTTTGTCCAAAATAATCTTTAGCAGCAACACTAAGATCTAACATTCTATTTGAAGACTGCCCAGCAACCCCAGGACCAACATCATTAACTCTAACAATTGCTTGCTTTCCAGTCTTAGGGTCTACTACCATCAAATTAAAAGCTTGCCCAGATGCTAAAGTTCTTCCCCCAGGCATACTTCCATTGGCAGTAGTCATAGATTGTGGCAATTTAGATAGCAAAGAAGGGAATGCTGCCGCAGAGAATACATTTGCCTTATAACCTTCTCCCGTAGAAGTTGCAGGTAATCCTTCTGCAGTTTTTGCACCACTTGCATTAATACCACCTAATGATGGGTTATAATAAGATGCTTCTACATTAGATGCTAACATTTCCCCAGATAGCACTCCAAGTTCTCCAGTTTGTGTAGGTGATGGTGAAGGGTTTCCTGAAGAACCCGTAGGTGCTCCTTTGCCCTGGTCCTTTTGTTTTCCCATCAAAAAGTCAAGTGCAGTTTCAAATTTCTTATTTAATTCTTCAAATCTCTTTAAATCATCCTGAGGAAGAGGAACTATATTTTTAGGATCAACAGCTGCCTTTTGCTCTTGAGTGAGATCTTCCAATCTTTGCCCTTGAGTATCTTCTTGCCTATTAGAAAAGGCACTTGCCAACGAAAGCCCTGCAGTAGCAAGTGCAGCATATTTTCCAAATCTTCCTATTCTACCCATACCTCCTACTGCACTACTAGCACCTAGACGCCCACCACCTGCTGCTGCTCTTACACCTCCACCAAATAAACCACTCAATAATCTCTTGGCAATGATTCCACCAAGCCCCATTCCAATTGCAGGAAGATAAGTTGCGCCAATTCCAAGCAATGGACCTATAATTTTAGAAGGATCCCCAGATAATAATCCTTGAAGAAGATTGAACATAGCCAATCCTCTAATTGAACCACCAGTACCGCTAAAAAATCCTCCTACATATTTCTTAATTAATCCCTTTAAATCTGTCTTATTATCACCAAGATCTCTTTTTCCTAATATTCTCCCACGATTTGCAACTCTTTTTTTATATTCTTCTAATTCCTTTTTATTAGTTGCTCTAGTATTTTTATAATCTTCTTGAATTACCTCACGAATTACATCTAAATTATCACTAACTTGAACCAAATCCAAAGTCAATCTTCCAAGAGAAGATACAACTTTTCGAGGAGCACCTATTTTATCTTCTTCTGCTGCTGTTGAAGTTGATATTGTATCTAGTAGTTTCTGTGGTATTGCCTTTGTTTTTGGAATAATACCAGAAACTTTTGCAGATTTAATTGATACAGTTTCACCTGGACGAAACTTAGTAGCACCAGCAACAAACTTAGTTGCATTTTGTTGCTGCTGTTGTTGCGAATGTTTATAACTTATTTGACGTTCTACTTCATCTTCTGCACGTTTAATAATAATTTCTGCAAGATCATAAAAACGAATCAGATAATCACATAATTCCTCAATATTTTTTCTTAATCCTGAGTCATTAGAAACTCGTTCAGAATTTAAAACTTCTTTATATCTCTTTAATTTTATTCCATTAAATACTAAAAGATCAAATATTTTTTGTTTATTGGGTTCTGTTGGAAGTAAATACCCAACCTTCATTATAAAGTCAACATCTTTATCTAAAAATATGTTTACTTGGGGTTGGTGTTCAGATTTTACTTGTGACCAAAGAACCAAAACAAATCCAGGAGGAATTACTTTCTGCAGTTCCTCCTGGATTATTTGTTTTTTATATTCAATAATTTGTTTGGTATCCATTGATTAAAGACTTTATTTTTTTGATGCTTTTTCCTCTTCTTCTCTAATATGATTTTCCAATAGAGATAGATAAACTTCTCTTTCCCACGGCATCATATTTTCAATCTCAGTCAAAGAGTATTTATGATACTGCATCAAAGAAAAATTAATTTTATAGTATGATTCTAGGCTTTCATGACCTAGCATTATCCGAAAAAACTAGATAACCCTTCTAAAACAACTTCACTTTCAACTTCAGTTTTTGGATTCTTGACATTCAAAGTATGAGATAACTTAGGCATAGTATCAAAGAAGTTTTCAATTCCCTGGAATTGATTGGAATCCATTGTTTGCAGCCACTCAACAATTTCTTTTTTAGTCACATCACTAGAAGACCAAGATTCTTCTTTAGTATAAACCATATCAATACAAGATGCTACAATTTCAAAAGATTTGTTAATGGTATCTTCACTATTTTTAGGTTTAGAGAAATCAAAATTATTATCAATAAATTCTTGAAGTGAAGGATACTTCATCTTTACTTTAATATCATCATCAACTTTAATTTCAGATTCATGATTTTCTGGAATTACAACTTGGATTTCATCAATATTAATTACCACATCTACTTGAGTCTCATTATCATCTGGACAAGTTACAACTAATTCCACAGATTCTCCGACTGATTTTGCTCTAATGTTCAGGAATAGATATTCAATATCAAAACTTGGAAGAGAATCAATTTTAATTGTTCTAGTAAGAATACAATCTTTCAATACAGTTTTAACTGCGTTGGTAATTTCTTTTGAATCATCACTCTCCATAGCAAGAATCAAAACCTTTTCTTCTTTTACAAGAAATGGTCGATATTTAACTTGTTTTTTATTTGATGGCAAAGTCAACTCATAAGTTGGAGTTACGATTTTTGGTAAAGGCATAATGTCCTATAAAATTCAGGTATGATTATTTATCAGTTAAAATCCAATGCTCCACCAGGAGTTCCTCTTCCATTATTTGGTTGGGATCTACTTGAAGTTTTCCCAGGATATAATGTTCTTAATCCTTTTTCACTATGAGTTTGGAAAACATACCTATCATAATTAAAGGTAATAGTAGTTCTCAATATAGAAGATTGATCATATGATACTGGAATTGCAATAATATTCATAGGATATGCTCCCAATAATGAATATGTAATTGATCTTGGGTCTTTTATAGGTCCTGCTTCCTTTAGTCTAGTTTTAGCTATTCTAAAATCCCTTTCATACTTTACTATATTAATATCTGCATTTTGATAAGTATCTGGATAATTAAATTTATAAAAACAATTATTAAGAGTTACATTACCATTAAGTGGACTTATTCTATTCATCCAATCTTCAAAATATACAATCGTGCCATAGTCTGCTTTAATATAAAAACTAATATCTACTGGAGGAAAAATTCTTTTGGTTGCATAAGTTTCAGTAATACCCTGCCTATCACCAAAAACTTCTCCAGTTTGAAAGGAAGATCCTGGAAGAGTTGCTTCATATGCTAAAAATGAAATATTATTAGCATCAGGACCTTTAATATTAATAGCAAATGTAGATGTTAGAGATAATCCAGATAATACATCTTTAATTAATTCATCAGTAGTTCTTAAATACAAATCTTTATTAACGTAAATGTCTGAAGCCATCTAAATAAATTGAGTATCCTATACTATATGTATGAGTTATAAGGGAATATTTAAACCATCATTTCCTGAAAAATATATAGGTAATTTTAAAAATATTATCTATAGATCATTATGGGAACTTAAATTCATGAAATACTGTGATATTAATGAAAATATTATTAAATGGTCATCAGAAGAAATATGGATTCCTTACATTTCACCATTAGATAATCGTTGCCATAAGTACTTTCCTGATTTTTATATCAAGTACAAAAATACTAATGAAATTATTAAAGAAAGTTTAATTGAAATAAAACCCAAAAGACAAGTAAATGGTCCAAAGGTAAGCAAAAAGATTAATCAAAAACAAATACTTGAAATGAAAGAATTTACCAAAAATCAAGCAAAATGGAAAGCTGCAGAAGAATTTTGTGCAGATAGAAGATGGGAATTCCAAATTTTAACGGAGGATAATCTTGGCGTATAAAACCATATTCGAACAAATTCAAGAAAAGTCCGAAAGTATTACTCAGGCAAAAGGTTGGTATAGATCTCAAATTTACGAAACTAGCTCCATAAAATATCAAACAAATCCTCTATCACTATTAAACGAAGAAAGAGAAGATGATGCTGATGTGATTTTAAAAAGAGACAAAAATAAAATTAGAGCATATCCAAAACTTTTTAGTTTAATGTTTTATCAATACAAAGCAAAGACTCGAAGGGACCTCCCTTTTTATGATAAGTATCCACTTTCCTTTGTATTAGATGTTGACCCCAGATCATTTTTTGCTTTAAATTTACATTACTATTCCCCAGAAGAACGAGTTGGAATAGTAAAAACTTTAGCAGCAAATAAAATTCCAAGGTTTCGTAAGGGAGCACATAAATACTTATTATCAGAGGTTAAAAGTCCTTACCTGGATTTAGCAGAACAAGAATGGAACACTATTTGCTTACTACCAGTAGAAGAATTTGTTCGAGACCTAGGTGGGGCAGAAATACCAGTTCCATCAGAAAGAGTGTGGGGTAGATAAA